CCGCCTTGATTCAAATTAAATGCCACTTGCGATCTCCTTTATACCAATTAAGCGATTGTGGAATCAAAAACCATACGAACGCCAGCATTGTCATATAGTTCGCCAACTGCGTAAACAGCGGAACCAGTTAGACTGAAGCCACGTAATTGTGCTTCGCGCTGACTTTCAATAGTGATGTCCTTCATCATAGCAAGACCAAGAGCGTCACGGTGAATTAGAGCGTTTGCATAGTCGCCGTCGTTTCCGCCAACAACTTGCTCTAAGCCAACTAAGCTAGACTCATATACTGGAATGCCGAACAATGTACCGATGTAACCAGCGGCCATTGCTTCGTTTTGAACGAAACCACCGTTAGGGTTAGCAAAAGTATTTGTTAAGTTTGCCTTAACATCATAAGCAACGAATGGGTGCAGAATGTAAGCGCAATCTGCGGCTGTGTCATAACCTTGAGCACGTAGTTTAGCAGCAGCCTGAGCCAATAGGGCTACGGTTGCTGTAGTGCTTTCGCTACCAACAGTGTTAGTAGTAAAGGTATTAAACAGACCCATGATGTCGCTGTCCATCTTGCGAGCGATCGCTTCGCCGAATAAACGGCCTACGTCTGCTACAACATTGCTGCTGGCGCCGATTAAGGCGATGTCGCTGACAACAGTTGTTAAGCCAACTTCACTGACAGTTAATGTCACGCCGTCAGTGCTGACTGCTGTGTTGCTGGGTGCTACTGCTTCGTTTAGAGTAGCAGCAGTTACACGTGGATAACGTGGAACTACAATGCTTTTTCCGCTTCCTGCGGGGATTGAATAGTTGCGAACGAGTTGACGCATAATGCTTTTCTCGCTGGCAACAAATAATGCCTCAGCCACGATTTGGGGCATGAGATCGTTTAGCGTGGTACTTGTTGTTTCATTTGCCATTTCTGGACTCCTTGAATTTAATTAATACCCATCTGCTTACGATATTCTTTGTAAGCAGCACGGTCTTGTGGATTCTTCATATCTAATTTTGCGATATCAAATTTATCTGGTCTCTGTGCTACATTACCACGAGCGGTAGTAGTAGAGGGTGTAGGTTGAACAAAGTGTGGGTTCTTACTCAAAAATTCTTGAACATAAGAATCAACGGATAATCTACGACCGGAGTCGTCATACCGCACCCTACCATCACCGTCAGTAACTTCAACTTCGCCGTCGCCGTTTAAGCGAACATTACTGCGAACCAGGGTTTTAATTTGATCCGGAGCAACAGCGCGAAATCTTGCAGCAGCATCCAGAATTGGAGAATTTACTTTGAATTCTTCAATCATCTTATCGCGTTTAGTTATTTCAGCATCCTTTTTGGCAACTACATCTTGTAGGACCTTTTCGAATTCACCCTTTTTGAGTTGTTGATCTTGTTGACTCTTGCGATAAGTGCTGACGATTTCTCGCAGTTCATCTGGGTCGCCTAGATCTTCAAATTTGCTGGCAAACTTCTTCTCTAGAGAAGATTTAGTTTTTGCCATTAATGCATTAACCTCATCCTGGGTAAATGTTTTTGCCTGACTTTGTGTTTGATCAGAGTTGTCAGTGCCCTCTGTAGTAGCCGATGTATTTTCAAGACTCATCGTATGTCACGCCTTCCTTGGAAGTAAAATTATTTATGGCAAATACTTTTGCCTATACATTATTTAGCCGAATCTGCCAGTATACTTTTTGCCCATGCTAGGGCTGCGGGGCCGCCCCAAAGCAAATAGGCCTGTGTGCCCGGAGTATTTGATCCTGGCTTATAATATGTTTTAGCACGACTGAGAAAGCTGAATGTTCTTTTAACGACATCTAGACTCACAGGCTGTCTACCGGCGAATTGTCTTGCTCGCGCTAGACCCACGGCCGTACCTCCACGCTGACTGGGCGAAGATTCCATACGCATCTTAAGACCACGTCTAGCGGCACTGGCCATTTCTGCTGTGGGTTTATATGTGGCCATTATTGTAAATTCAGTAGTGCCTGTTTAGCGGCTAGTATGTCTGCCTGTGTGATCTCTGGATGTATGTCAAGGATTTCCGCATCTTCATAACCTTCCATGATCATCTCTTGAATATGCTGTTGACGATTCGCTGCTGTAGTCTCTGGGTGTAGCAAGTCTTCTTTTTCTTCACCTGCTTCATAGATTTCATCAATGTCTAAGATTTCTGCAACACGATTATCAATTTCCTGCTGAATCAGTGTGTTAGTGCTGAGGGCCTTCATCTTGGTCAATTGATCTAGTTCATTGTCCACATTACGTAGAGCAAAGTTATCAGGATATGTGATCTTGCCCTGCCATGGTAGGCCTAGGTAAGCACTGACTTCCTGCCATATTTGTTCTTCACATAACTCTAAGTTATCTGCAATGTTAGTCAGTCGTGCGTTAAGCAGTTGAAATTCCGTCTCTATGGCAATGCCCGACATCTCTTTAGTTTCTGTAGCACGAACTGCGCCTACGTTGCCCATACTATCAATCATATTTTTACGATTATTGATACTATCATAGATGCTACTGATCTGTCCACCTTGGAACTGTAAGACATAAGGTTTCAAATTAGGATCCATGTTTTCCGGCATGGTAATGATCTGTCCTGCACTGGCACCTTCACTCTTAGTTTCAGCTGTGGCAACCAATGAGGGATGCGTATCTAATCTAATGCTGTCATAGACTTCGGCCAATTCATTATAAATCATTTTCTGCATGTCTGCTATGTCGTCAATGAGACTTTGACCTATACCTCTAACAGGGCTGCGTTCCGCATAAGCGCAGACAAAGGGCAAGCGTCCTAGTTCATTAGGCAACACTTCTACTGCTGTGGCTTTTTTATTACGTTTATCAATAGTATAGATTGTGATAGTTTCTGTAGTCCACTCAACTACTTTATCTGTCTGTCCGTTGATTTCTTCTACAACTTTGATATAATTTAAACGATATGATCCATTAGGCTGTTGTTCCCATGACCAGTCACGAACTGCCAAAGGAGTGTATAGGCTAAGATATGGTCTTACACCCACTGCCAGTTCATCTGCTAGACTGGCTGCACCCACGCTGGGTTTAGCAACGGCAATCCATACGTGGCCGAAAGTGCTGCTCCATGTTGCAACATCTTTCATAAAAGCATTCATACTGCGACCATCTAGATCAGCATCTTCTAGCATGTCTTCTACAACAGGATTATTCTCTAATAATTCTAACTCGCGCTGAGGACTAGTTCTAAATAAGAAACTTACATACAATTGAATCAGCCCGCGGCATTGATTATCTAAAGGTACATTGTTCAGCCTTAATTGATATTGTTTGTTAGATTCTAATTCATAACGCTGTAGATAATTGCCGTTGCGATAACTATCACCGCCTTGATAACTGTCCATAAGGAATTGCCAACGATCTTGATATCGATCGTAAACTACATTAGTAGTAGTTGCTTGTATATATGCTTGTTCAAAGGTTAAGTCAGCCATTTAAGACTCCAATCATAGTTATATTTATGCGTAATTATTATGCTAGTGTGTGGCCAAATCGTTGTGGCACACTCTGCGGCCTAGGTTTCTGTATGGGGAACAAATACTCTATAGGATAGGTCAATGCGTCGAACATGTGATCATATGTGCCCTTATCTGGCACTTGGCTATCCTCTTTGTATGAATAATTTAATAAACTCTTTATAGTATGCTTACACTTAGGATCTATATAGAAACGTGTAGTAGTGTCCTGTCTCTTAAAGAACAAACTATTAGCAGCATTTATTCTGTCTTTGATCTGGGCGTGCTGACGATGGTAACGCAGGGTAAATCCGGCCTGTTCCAACAATCGAATATCTGTATTTCCATTGGCACTTGTTTTGCGAGCAACACCAGCAGGATCAGGGTAGCAAGTGATAGGATTATTCGGGTATCTGGATCTAATTTCATTGATCATCTCTGTGGTGTTACTGCTGTATAGTGCTATGTCATCTATAGCGTGTAGGCCATCCTGCGTTCTCGTCATGACGACTGCCGACATGGGTGAGGTATTAAAGTCCATGCCCACTATTAAAGGAGTATGTGAGGCTATCGCAGGAGCAGTCTTATAGTTATGCTCGCCGAATGAGTAGGCAATGACGCCAGCATACTGCTCAAAGGTCGCAAGGTATTCTTGACGGAATGTTCTGGCATCTAAATCCTGTTGTGCTTGTGCTACTTCTTCTGGGGGAACACGACCACCGTCTAGAGTGCTAAAGGTAAAACTTATCCAACCATGACGAGTTTTTGCTAGATCGTATAGATCTTTAAACCAGTTATAGCCTTTGGGCGTGCCGAGAAATAATGCTGAGCCGCCTGTATCACTGAGCGTGGGACGCAGAACTTCATACCATGCGGCACTATCCATATCTGCTGCTTCGTCAATAACAATAAAGTTAAGTCCTACTCCACGTAATGAATCATAGTTGTCTGCTCCGCGAAGACTTATTTCACTGCCATTAACTAATTCTATAGTTAGATCAGTTTCATTAATCTTCTTGACCCAATTGATGCTGAGTAATTTCTTCTTTAGTTTCTTCCATAAGATCTGCCGAGCCATACGGTAACTAGGAGCAATATACCACACACGCTGATCCGGATAGCGAGCGAACTTTGCTAACTCTCTAAGTGCTAGATGTGTTTTGCCAAATCTTCTGCCACAACAAGCGACTCTCATTCTAACAGGACTATCTGCTATAAGTTTCTGTGCGTTACTGAGTGGCATTACTCAAACAACTCCCTATAGGCTGTAGGGTTAGTTTGTTGATACCATGCTTCAATACGCTTTTTTGCTATTTCTACATATTTCTCATCTAACTCACAGCCGATATACTCATGGCCAAGTTCCACTGCGGCACAGCCAGTTGATCCTGATCCGTTAAAAGGATCAAGAACTATGCCACCGGGAGGTGTTACGAGTTTAATCAAATACTTCATTAGTTCAATGGGTTTAACTGTGGGGTGATTGTTTCCGGCATCTGCTTTCTTTGCTGTGTAATTATTGACAAGTTGTCCATTCTCATCACGACTCATCATACCATCAGGATTAGTAGGAATATGTGCTAAAGGATCGTGCTTTTTCTTTTTAGTTTTACCTTCTGCTCTTGCGTCAAATCCCACAGCAAAGCGTTCTCCATCTGGCCCATAACAGCCTTGAACATCACCGAACATAGCGGGTGGTAGTTCAAACCCAATATGTCTCTCTCTGCGGCTGACTTTGGGACAGTAGAAATACTTTTGATATGGTTCTGCGATTTCACCAAGGACATTGCTGGGGAAGCGTCCTACATTATCTTGTCTATCTACTTCTTTAGGTATATCTTGTCCGTCTGCTCTATCTCCATACCAACGAACATTATCTTTATTTTGTTTAATAACAGTTGTAATAACCTCATCACCAACTCTCGTAGCATCAATATTGAGAGCACCAACACCGTGAGTTTGACAATTCTTTGCTATGCTGAGTTTGATCGGTTTGCGGGCCAGTGCTATGGGTTCGTGTGCTGGCTTTAGTGCTGTGCCCCATCCTGCCCAAGCATTGTCTGCTGGCTTTAACGCATCACGCAGATCACATTGTTGTTCTTCACAGGTGTTTTGATTAGTGCCGTTTAATGTCTTATTACATTTAGGGCAGTTAGTTTTTGGACCTGATTCAATCTTACTGCGTTTGATACCTAATGCGTTATCTTTGCGTTTCTTCTCACCACGCTCAATGCTCTTACCAACATCCTGACTCTTTGGAAAACCTGAACTATAGATCCACATTATTTGATCACGGATCTCAAAGCCTGCTTTCTCTAATGTAATGGCAAGGTGGTGATATGTGCGGGCCGCTGAGAAGGCCAATATATGTCCTCCAGGCTTTAACACTCTAAGACACTCTTGATAAGTCTCCAGTGCTCCGGTGTTGGCATCCCAGGCTTTGCCTAAAAAGTCTATGCCGTAGGGCGGGTCTGTGACTATAGCGTCAATGCTGTTATCTGCGATTGTTTTAAGGGTTTCGCGATTGTCACCCTGTAAGATACGATATTTCATTTGTTTCCTTTGTAGCAAATATCAGTCAGTGTTTTCTAATTCATCTAATTCTTCTTTAAGATCTTCCTTGATCTCATCTAATTCATCATCAGTAAAAGGCAATACTTCTGCCTGTGTAGTTTGTG